GCCGGGCTGGATGACAGCGAAAAGATAAAATCTATTGCAGGGATTACAAGCGTATGGTGTGAAGAAGCAACTGAGCTAACTGAAATGGATTTTAACCAATTGGAATTACGTGTTCGCGGTGAAACAATAAACTACAAACAATTTATTCTTACATTCAATCCAATAGATGAAGATCACTGGTTAAAAAAAAGATTTTTTGATATTCAGGATGAGCAGGTATTTACTTTGAAAACAACTTTTTTGCAAAATGCTTTTTTAGATAAAGATTACAAAAAACATTTACTTGAACGGGTAAAAATAAATGAAAACCTTTATAAGATTTATGTTCTCGGTGAATGGGGACGGGTAACGTATGGAGGGGAGTTTTATAAATGCTTTCTCATGTCTAAGCACGTAGGTAAAACTGAATACAATCCCGACTTACCGATTCATTTAACTTTTGACTTTAACGTCAATCCGTATATGTCGGCTTCTGTTTGGCAGATTAAAGAAAAAAAATCTATGAAGATTGATGAGATATGTTTGTCTCATCCGCGCAACACTTCAATGGCGGTGTGTGCGGAGTTTGAACGAATGTATATGGCGCACAAAGCCGGACTATTTATCTACGGTGATCCTGGAGGGCTGAAATAATCAACAGCGGATGAAACATTTGTCCGTGTTCATGAAAAAGATTATTCTGATTTCGGTAAAATATTTATTCAACTTTCAAAATACAATCCGGTAAACAGAGTTACACGCGCTTATCCTCCTGTTAAATTAAGAGGGGATTTTATCAATACAATATTTCAATCCGAATTTGAAGGGATAAAAATAATTTTCGGAGAGAACTGTAAAAAAACTTATGCGGAATATTCAAACCTCAAAGAAGCATCGGACGGTACAAAGCATAAAGAAAAATACAAGGATGAAATTACAGGTGTGCAATGCGAAAAGTACGGACACATTTCCGATCATGATGAATATTTTCTAACAATGGCTTTTGCCAACGAATTTGCTAAATACCAGAATGGTGGTAAGTCAATCGCTGAATCATTCTCTCACGGCAAAATAGTTCACGGAACAAGAAACCGTTATTGAATTAAAATATTAATTACATTTGCAAATGGGATATTTAATTCTTACCGATTATCTCGCTGGTAAAATTCAGCAAACAGAACTCAATGCCATTACGCAGAATGTTATTCAGAACCGTTTAACCTGCGAACTTCGCGCCCAGGCGCAGATACTTTCAAAGCTGGTGCAGCGCTACGATTTCAGCAAAGAGTTTACTTCGACAGATGCCTGGTCGCCATCAATCGCTTATAAGGCCGGACAAAGATTTTATTTGACGGCGGCGGCTTATACTAACCCCGGCGTTTACTTGGTGAATGATTTGACACTGTACACAGATGGCAATGTGTATATAAACACTACGCCTATTCCAGTCGGAGAGGCATTTAATTCCGCGCATTGGACAAAGTTAGGCGCTCTCAATGCAATCTACTCCGTAAACTATCCAAACGCAATATTCGATACCCGGACTTATTACAACATCGGTGTAAATGTTTGGTGGAGGGACAAAAATTATACTTCGCTGATAAGATCATTCACCGAAGATCAGGAGGGGGCATTGCAAGCGGGGCAATATAAAAATCTATTCCTCGGAACAGTTTTGCCGGATGATGTCGTTAATGGCGCGAAGATGTGGGGAGCCGGAACAGCATTCTCGGTTGCTGCCGGAACATTACCGAGCAATGCAGCGTTTACTCTTGGAGATAACCGAGATCAAAACATCGTAAAGCATTATCTCGACATGGCTATTTACGAAATGTGCGGTGGCGTGGCTCCGCAGAATATACCGGAACTAAGAAAAAATAATTGGCTATATTCTATAAAGTGTTTGGATGCTTATGCTGAAGGGAAAGCCAATTTAACATTGCCGTTAATTCAACCATTGCAGGGAGCAGCAACGAGATACGGAGGTAAAATAGCAAGGCAAAATTATTATTAATGGCAAACCGTTTCACGAAAATAATCGGCAAAGTAATTCCGAAAACAATTAAGAATTATATCCTTACTCAGGACTTACCCCCATTCAAAGGCGGAGATAGCCGTGCCATTAATCCGTACACTATGCCCTTCACGATGCAGAAGGGATCACTTCCGCAGTATTACATAATGCCGTTGCAATTGGATAGAGTTGCGACTGATGTAAAAGGTTGGCGCGATGCTATTGGTTCGGCTGAAAATGCTTTGTACCCGACCCGGTACAATATGCAGAAGATGTTCGCAGATACCATTTTGGAGGGGCATACCTTTTCTTGCATGCGGAAAATGAAACGAAAAACTTTATTGAAAGACTTTGTTATCAAAGACGCAAAAGGAAATATTGACGAAGAAGCAACGGCACTAATAAAAAATAAGCGTTGGTTTAAAAATATGATCGGTTGGATATTGGATGCGCAATTTTACGGTTACTCGTTCATTCAACTTGGCGACATGATTTCGCCACGAAAAGGGGAATATAATTTTCCGCAGATGACTAACATTCGCAGATGGAACGTGGAGCCTGACCGCCAAAATCTTGTTTCAATACCGTTACAAAAAACAGGCGTAAATTTTCTTTATCCAAGCGTGAAAGGCGAACAGGACGGAGAAAGTTATTACGATCATTCGATTTACATTGATACGCCGACCGACATCGGGCATTCAATTTGTGGGTATGGTTTACTTTACAACGTGGCTATTTACGCGATATTACTTCGTAATAATTTGGGAGACAATGCTGATTATAACGAGAAGTTTGGCACACCATATAGGCAAGCATCATTACCCGCTGGATTCGACAAAGCCACTCAGGACATCGTAGATGCTGCAATGCAGAATCTTGGATCGATGGGGTACGGAATATTCCCGGAGTCAGTTGTAATAAAATTTCACGAATCAAACACCGGGGCGGGATTTCAGACCTTCGATAATTTAGAGCAGCGTTTGGAAAAAATGATTACGAAAATCATTTTGGGGCATCCTTCAGCAATGGATGAACCGCCAGGGAAATTAGGCGGTGGACAGGGCGCAAACAAAAACCCGGACGAAGATGCAAGCCCAGCCGGAGCCGCAATGGTAGAGGCCGAAAAGGATCAAGACGATTTCGTTTTAGATGTGCTGAATAGCAATGTTATTAATAAACTGCGTACTCTCGGAATGCCATTCCCGAAAGATAAAGTGTTTGCCGTAACGAATGACAAAGAAGAATTTGCCGCACGAAAGAAAAAGGATGAAGCGGATTTGGTAACGGCGACCATCGCGCAGACAATGAAAAATGCGGGGCTTAAAATGCCGAGCGATTATTTCAAAGAGGTTACGGGAATCGAAGCGGAGAAAATCGCTGAACCCACACCACAACCTGGACTCGGGGCTAAGAAATTCTCTCCGCAACTGAATAAGAAACTGGAAAAGATTTACGGTAAGCATTCGCATTAAAATGAAATGGCAAAGTTCAATTACACCGATGCCGAGATCGAAACGCTTATAGGAGATATTTATTCCGGTGCTATTTCTGAAATTAACCTTCCCGAAGATTTTTATTTATCATTATCAAAATATCTCACAACAGGAATTGAAAAGGGAATTGGCGGTGCGATTGATTCCGTAAAGTGGGGAGAAGCGGACGCGGAACTGGCAGCAGCATTACAAGATAATATTTATTTATTCTCCGCTGCCCGAACTTTTCAGCAGACTTTAGAAATGTCCGAAGCCCTCACCGATGAGGAGGGAAAACTAATTTCATTCAAAGATTTTCAGCAAGCAGCAACGGAAATCTACGCCAAGTACAATGGCGGCTCGTTTATGGACGTTGATGGTGAGGAACGAACATTAAACGGTTGGCTTAAAACGGAATACAACACTGCTATTCAACAAGCATCAAACGCGAAGCAATGGAACAAGATTGAAAAGCAAAAAGAAACATTGCCGTATTTGCGATTTGTAGCGGTTGGGGACGAATTGGAATGTGAGATTTGCGGGGAGTTGGACGGAACTTGTTTGCCGGTTGATGATGATTTTTGGGATGCCAATTCTCCCGAGGCGCATTATAATTGCAGATGCGTCTTAGAGCAACTGGACAAAGAAGAAGGCGAGGACAATGAAAGCACACAGGAAGAAGCGGACGCAGCGGATGATGCGGCAAGTGTGCCAGAGAATTTCCGTTACAACCCCGGCAAGCAGCAAGAAGTATTTTCAACGGAAGGGGAAAGCAAACATCCGTATTTTTCTGTACCAAAAGAGTACAGTAAATTTGCACGGGACAATTTTGGGCTTCCGCTTGACGATGAGTAACGAAAAAATAAATACCTTTGTAAAATGGAAAAACAATTTGAGTTTAAAAATCGCACATATCTATTAATCATTGATAATTTTCTAAATAGCGAAATAATGAAATTAGAAGTAGAAGATGTTCAAATAAAAAGATCAATTATATATCAGGAATTTAATACGAAGGATATGACAAAACCTTACAATGGTAAAAATATTCCAATGTCTGACAAAGAAATTTCGCATATAATACTCGACAGAACATATTCAGATTTTTATTTTTCAGAGGAATTTATAACCACAATCAAAAAACAACTATTATGAACGGACAAGTAAAAGGAACTTATTTTATTGAAGCGCCATTTTGTCAAGGGCTTCCGGTATTTGAACTTATGAGTGGAGATATAAAGATTCCGCTTCAATACCCTAACCCTCGAATCAAAGGAACAACGATGACCTGCTGGGTATCATGGCAGGAAGTGGCAGAGGGCGACAAACAGAATGTCGAAAAGAAAAAATTATTGCAAGCCATGTTTCAACTTGCAAAGACACAGATTGACGACATAAAAATAAAGTTACGAAACGCTAAACAGAAAGTTGTAAACTAATGTCTCAATTCCGATTCATGGAAACGATGCGTAACTT